TTACAAACGGTCTTATTGATCCTTTGAATAATACAACTGCTGATTTGAATATCACTACTAATGTAGGAGAAACCTTTTATGGAGATCTAGCATTACAAGAAGGTTCTTTAGTAACCGAATCTGGAACTTTTGATTCTAGCGAAGAACAAAAAACTATTGAACTTGGAGAGTCTCCAGTAGTAGATGGTAGTATTCAAGTTTATATAAATTCCACAAACGCTGATGTTGCTGGTGGGTATATTGAAGTAGAAAATGTTTTCTTTGCTTCTGGTTCCACTGATAGAGTCTATGAAGTGGTTTATGACGATGATTATGCAGCTACTATTGTTTTCGGAAACGGCCTCGCTGGGGTATCGCCAAATGCGGGATCTGATTACTTTGTTTCCTATAGAGTTGGTGGAGGTTCAAGGGGTAATATCTCTAGAAACGCTATCAATAGTACCTTAGATATTGATGCAGGGACAGGTATTACATCTACATTAACAAACACTTCTGTAGCCGCTGGAGGAGCAAATGCTGAAACTGTAGAAAGAGCAAAAAAATATGCTCCCCTAACCTTTAGAAGACAAGACAGAATTGTTACATTAGAAGACTATACTTCATTTTCAAATTCTTTTATCAGTTCTTGGGGAACTGTAGGAAAAGCTGTAGCAGCTACTAGAAAAGCCTATGCCTCTGGAAATGTTATTGATATCTATATTCTTGAAAAAGCATCAGACATTCAACTAAGAAAAGCAACTCCTACATTTAAAACTAGTTTATTGACTGCAATAAACAAAAAGAAAATGGTAACGGATGAAGTAGTTATAGTGGATGGGCTGGTTAGAACTCTAGACCTTGTAATTACTATTAAGATTGATGAAGAAGAAAAAAATAATCAATCTACTATTACTGGTAAGGTCAGAGACAAGATATTATCTTATATGAATGTAGATAATAGAGAATTTGGACAATCCCTAAATATAGCGGAGTTAAACAGACAGATTTTTGAGATTGATGAAGTAAGGTTCTCAACAATAGATAATGTTGACAAGGATATTTTAATTGATTTCAATGAGATTATTCAGCTTAATAATCTAACTATTAACGTGGATCTATTACAGTAATGACTGACCAGTTTAATCAAAAAAGACGAAATTATACTAAAACAAATTTCGTTGAAATTCTGGAGCTTATAACTCCAGAATTTTATAAGTTTGAAGATAGAGCGGTAAGCGGTTTAGAGCTTAATCCTTTTTCGGATATAATAAACTCACATATCAGAGCAGCCTCTATCGTAACTGGAGTATTGCCTCTTTCTTCTGTTGCTGGAACAGTTACTGAAGATATAGATTCTATTTCAGGAATTTCTAAGTTTTTTGTAAAACAAAACAATCTAACTAACATAACTCCTAATAAGTTAGAGGTAAACATATTAAACCCATTAGGGGCATCGTTAAAAGATTATGAAACTAGTTCATCATTCTACACCTATATTGCTGAAACTTTATGCCCTTTACTAATCCCTGCTAGACACAATAATTCCACCTCTCTAGAAGGGAACATGACTACGTTATCTGCACTTACAAATAATGCGGATGCTTCTAGTGCCCATGTTTACTTAACTGAAAATTTAGGATGGTATTACTTTTTAAACACTCCTGTACCTGGAGCTTATCCTTTAGATCCTTCTAGTTTAGTCGCTAGAGATTTAACTAAAGTTTATCTTGGAGAAACCTTAGAAACCGTAGATGGCGTAAAGGCGTACACTGAGTATATTTGGAAAAATTATCCAAATAATGCAACATGGAGAACTAATGACCTTATTCCAGAAGCATACGTTTCTGGTTCAGCAGATGCTATTCTAGATCCTTCTGATGGTGTTGTTGCTTTTTATACGAGTGGAACTCAGAAATTAGAAAATTTACTCACCTTAGTAGATGCTGTTTACTCGAAGTCCTACATTGATAGATTTGATTTTAAAGTTAAAGATGCTTTTGAAACTTATATCAATGCGGATTCGTTTTTAGAAGATCAAGTAAGCCAGGGTCCATTAAGAAAATTTCAAACCGTACTGGGGTTAGCTATGGCTGATTACACAAATGCCATAGAAAACCTAAGTTTAATCTATGATGTAAATTCCGTTAGAGACGATCATTTACAGTATATAGCGGATTTAATTGGATGGAAACTTAGAGGAAATAATCCTGATAAGTGGAGACATCAATTAAGAACTGCTGTTGAGATATATAAAAAAATAGGAACATTAGACTCTATTCAAAGTGTTCTAAACAATTTGGTTACAGAGACTGTTCTTGACGTTTCTGGTAAAGCAGTAGAACTGTGGGAATCCTATTTACCTTTCTTAACTTGGTATGCTCTAGCAACAGAATCCCCACTATTTAAAGATCTAAAAACTTGGAATATTGGACTATCCAAACAAGCTGGAATTGGGGCCTATAGTACAAGTAGTTTAGAAGACAACATAAAGCTAGTTGTTGACAACATCTTTCTTAAGCTTTATAAAAAGTATCCTGATAACTTTATATTTGGAAACAATCGCTGGGATCCTCCTCGTTTATTTAGCTTAAATCAGTTTGGGCATGTAACTGATCTTTATACCGTCTATAAAGAAGATAAGATGAAACCTTTCCACTGTTATCGGTTTGGAGAGCCCATCTATTACTTCAAAGAGCAAGAAGCTAGAACTTATGGAGAATCCGTATTGTTTGAAGCGGCTCTAAGTTATGGTCCTTTGGGGTATGGTGTTTACGCTGAAGGAGAAGGTCCCGAGAGCTATGGAGCAGGAAGACCAGCATACCTTTCTGCTACTGGGGACTTGAACTTTGTATTTAATTATAGAGGAAAAATACATTATCCAGTTCCTCCATTTGAGGAAGTAAAATACTTTAGAGATTGTACAGTATCAGAAGAGTTAATAGATGATTTAGTTGAACAATTAAAATGTTTAGTAGTAGACGAAAGTTTTGCTGATCAACTAGGTTCCTATGTGAAGAATAGGGCGCTATCTGATGAGACATCATTGAGAGCTTTAAATGAGTTTCTAATTCTAACCACTTCGTCTCAAATTCCTCCAAACTACGATGACGTTATTCTTAGAGGATCTAATTATCAAAAAAATGTTCTTCCTTTATGGAATGGAAAATCTTCTCACATCTTTATTGATTTTGATGATATAGATTTTGATTTTGATAAGGTTACGCTAGAAGGCGATTCCCCCTACGCTTTTTATGAGTCAGCTAGAATAGCAAGAGAGTTTTCTCCAGCACACGCGATAACTAGAGTAAACCTAAACGCAAGCACAGAAGATTTTGCGTATGACTACTCAGCGGTAACCTGGGACTATGTTGGAGTCAATAAAGAAGATGATAGATCTCTTTATAGTTCTGGTGCTGTACTAGCAAACTTTGAGTCCTCTGGAACTAGCATGGACTTTGTTACAGGAGGCGGCGACGGTGGTGATCTAGATAGTGACGGTGGAAGAGGCGGATTGAATGTTTTCAAAAGAGAAAGAGTTGATAACATTCGTGATACTTTAGCTTTCCGAGTAGCAACGGGAAAAAATATTACTTCAAATGTAAATCGTAGAGCGTTAAGAAGAAGGAACTACAAATATCTAATTCCTAAAAATGGTTATTATGATAGAACGGGTTTCAATGGACCTGTAAGTTTTGACCCCTCAGTCTTAGAAGAATCCTTAGTCTCATCTTTAGGAGAACTCACTCTAGGTTATGTTCCGTCAGCAGGAAAGTTCCATCCAGTAGCAGATCCTATTGAGCCTACGGGGGTTTGGCATAGATGCGAGAACTTAGACTCTTCAAGAGAGTTTTCAGGAATTCCAACAAGCGCAACTTTCCCGTATAGAGGGCTTTCCTCCGTTGCTCTAAATAATAACATAAAAATACCAGAGTTATCCCCCAGCTCTACTAAGTATTCTGATAGAGGACAGTTACCGTCTATTTATCAGGTAATTCACAAAGTCTTTATGGATAAGGCTAGATCGTATGCTAAGGACGTTATCAAAAATGATCCTACATCTTATGATGCTGATAACTACTGGAAAAATAACATAGAAAGTTTAGCTAACTCCGCTATTGATACTGGCTTTGTTTTGAATGATTACTCTGACTACTACAATGTTCAGTTTGGTAGTAACTTACATAAGCTATATCGGGATTATCAACAATATTTTGAGAATCCTTTAGGTGGTTACTACCTAGACAAAACTGGTGGTAATATTTTTGCTCATACTTTTGGAAGCGGTATTTACAACTGTGTTTTTGATATAGACGGTTCTGCTGTATCT